GGTAAGGATCCCCAACCCATACGAACAAGACCGTTTTTATGTTTTTCATAAACGTATTTTTGAAAATCACTATCCAGGGGATCGATGAGCTTCACGCACAATCTCCTTAGCCAATTCAAGTGCAGTTTGATATCCTGGTCTCATACCATTTGAGCCACGACCATATCGAATAAACCAACGAAGATTTTCAAGTGTACCTTGATATCTAATATCAGGTAGTTTAAGATCCTTAACCAGTTCTTCCCAATCAGTACGCATAGTTAAGATTGTTGCAATAGTAGACATCTTTATCCCTTTACAAAGAGTTTACGTTGAACGATTTCATTTATTGGTACTCCGTGATAATCAGTGGTAAAGTACCTTAGATCATCACCTTCTTTTTTGCACCTCCATCCAGGTGCTAGTCCGATTACAAGATTTATTCTCCATCCATCTTTTTTTGGTTTTTCTGTTACTCCTACTCTATGGACCACTGTTGTATCCCAGAGATACGCCTTACCTACTTCAAGGTGTTTGAATGTGCCATCTTTAAATTCAATACCGTATTCAGGATATGTATGCAATGGTATATTAAGTCTTAATACATCTTGCGGTGGTTCATCTGTATGCCATCCTCTTTGATCATCGGTTTGATAATCATCGTCTATATGATAATTAGCATAGGCTACTCGACTTCTTACAGGCATCATAGTAAACCTATCCCACATATCTTTTAGATTGCGGTATACTAAGCTTTTAATACGATTAAAGCCATAACTATCATAGTATGTATTTTTTACTTGTGTGTGTTTACCGTGATTGATACCAGCACTTACTTGCTGTGTTAATTGATTAGAACCTAATGTTTGATAGAATTGATTGCCGCCCATTCTAGGATTATACGTAAGGGACATCCCCTTATATCTTTCACTTACGTTACCAAGAGTATGCCAACCTTCTATTCCAACTTGATATTGAAGATTATTAATACCGTCATGAAGATACTGGGCATCAGGTAAACCAAGTTCCTCTAGTGTAAACTCAGTCCACGGAAAGTCTGAATCTTTATATTCCTTTATAAGTTTAGTTGATCCGTTCCATTCTGACTCTGGTCTATTTTCTAATTGACAAATATAATCAGTTACTATTTTATCATTAGGAACTTCAGATAATAGAAAGCTTAAGGCCAAAACTTTTTCCTATCATATATTTGTTTTGTTTCAATTAGTTTAGGTGCCCACTGATCTCTATGCTCCTTAAAGACAATGGGTTCGTGGCCGTCGACGTCCATGATAATCACGACATTGGTAATAGGCATGCCGGTACGCTCCTCGAACATAACTGCATACCCTGCACCTTGCATAAAGTAGTTGGTGATCTTATCGCGTTTCTTTGGATATCGAGATGTCTTCCAATCTAAAATTGAGGGAACGCCGTCGAACTTAGCCACACAGTCACACCGACCGGCCATGCCAAGATACTTACTGTATAGTGGTACCTCAATGCCGTAGATTTCTTCAAGTCTCTGATCTAATATAGGTTTAACGTTAGAAAGACTAGCTCTGATGTCAGGCATAAACTCGTCGGTTGGTTCGTTTTTTAGATATGCCTCTATAATAGAGTGTACTTTGGTACCACGCGTGGCAGCTCGGTGGGAGATCTTATTTGCCTCCTCCTCGCCGACACGCGCGCGCCATGCAGCTATAGCGTCCTCACTAAGGACACTTAAAACGCTGGTGATGCTTGGAAAATCACCCTCAGGCGTTTTGTAGACGCGACCACTTTCCGAGGTCGTGGCCTCCAGATCCTCGTAGTCTAGTGGAATTTTTTTGTGTATAAACATCATTAATCTTCGATTCACTTTTGTTAACAGACAATTTCTTATTGCGATCCTTTTTCTTATTGCGTGGATCCCATTTGCCGTACTTAGCCACTTTATTTATTCCTTCATTTGAGGTTCAACATTTCTTTGGTCATGATATAGTCCCTTACAAAGTCTGAACGAACGATATCCTTCCAAGTGAATTCGATCATTTCAAACTTGTTTAGTTGTTCTAAAATTGCAAGGAAACTAACTAGACCTTGTTTATCCCTTTCCTTATCAAAGTCAGATTGATAATAGTCACCACAGAAGATCATTTTACACTTATCTCCTGCTCGTGTAATTACTGAGTCCAACTCATGAAAGTTAAGGTTCTGCATCTCATCTACTAAAAGGATGCAATTATCGTAAGTAGTACCTCTTATAAATGAGGTACTCACGAACTCTATTTTACCTTGTAACTGGAGTTTATCCCAAGCATCACCTACATCCAAAATGTCAGCGGCAATTCCAACATATGGTGTGGTGTAAGCTTTTTTCTTTTCTGTTTCGTCACCTGGTAAGAAACCAATATCACGCGTAGGCACAATTGATCTTAAAATAATCAACTTGTCATACGGCGTGTTTTTATCTAATACTTCCTCAAGGCCAAAGTACATGCCGAGGAATGTCTTGCCCGTACCAGCAGATCCGCTTAGTACTAGGTTATTGCCTGAGTCCCAAGCTTCTCGTGCGCGTTTTTGATTTAGTGTAAGTGCGTCGAACTCAAACATATGCTCAAGTCTAAACGAAGATGATCCAAATGATCTGCTCATACTTTAATAGTGTTCCCTGCGCCGGCTTGAGATTTAATAGATTTAAGTCTATCCTTCCAAGCATCAGATGTCTTAGATAGACTACCACCGTTTGCACCTACAATAGCTGGTGTAGAAAGCTGCTGTATATGATTAGGGTTTTTCTCTTTATACTTGTCTAGCTCACTGATCCTCAAATCAATGTCATATTCTATACCACTTTCACTGTTTAAAAATGTGTATGTTGGCATTATACATTCCACTCAAGTTGATCTTCAATAGCATGTTGTGCTACCTGTATATATTCACGATCTTCCTCAGAGAGGACGGACCAAAATTTACTTACAGTAAGCGTGTGTTGCATTACCTCATCAGGTTTTTCTAGATGGTAGTTTGACTCCATCCATTCTTGCAATTGGTCCATACGTTCATCAATTTTTTGCTGTAAAACTCGCTTTAAGAATTCCGCCATTATGCTTTTCTTCCTGCTATGGTCAGACGTTTATATAAAGCCTTTAGTTTATCTAACTCTGGATGGTCATGGATCCACATGCCAGTTTCTGGAGCAAACTTTTCTTTGAAAAATTTATCCAAAATATCATGACCAGTTGCAATTGATGGGCGAATTTTTCTAGATAATTCGTCAAAATCATAGTCAGTCATAAGACTATCGTTCATGAACTCATAGGCATATGCTGCCAGAGATATACGAATACGAGCTCGCCGCTCCTCTTCTACGGCGAGCTGCAGTTCCATAGGTGTACACGGTCCCATATTAAGCTACCTTTTTATATTGATCATACCAGTACTTCGAGGAGTCTCGAAGAGTTTCGTTTGCTTTTCTTATGTATTCAAGAGTTTCAAGCAAAGTTGTCTTACGGTGTTCATCAACTGAGTCATCATATTTAAAATGATCCTCGATGATTTCCTGAACAAAGTTAATATAAGGACATGTGTTAGGTGGAACCTTAGGTGCTTTGTCCTTACAGGCTTGAATACGATTGTCTTTTGCAGTTACTTTTCTAGCCATGATATTCTCCAACTCCTACTTGTTCGATAAGTTTAAGTTTGATGCCACGTTCGCGTAGCATATCGATACCATCTAACTGTTCGTCTTCTGTTAGGTGTCTCCAACCACGGATTTCATCCGGTGTTCTATAGCAACCTAGACAGTAGCCGTTTGCTCCTTGTTGACAGACTTTGATGCAAGGGGAATATTTTGCTTTAGGCATATTGAAACCACTCCGGTACAGGGCGTTTAGACCATACCATTCTGAAACGGTCTTGTTTGGTTTGATAGAATGCACGATATGATTCAACAACATCGTCAAACATACATTCTGGATTAGACTTCATAGCCAAAGGTTGTTTGGTAACACGATCACCAGAAAGAATATTAAAAGGCATTTGTATAAGTACTTTACGCAATAGAGTATCAGTACCATGTACTTTACCATAGCGATAAGTATACTCGTCACATAGAGCTCTAAAGTGATCGTAGTGCCAATAATAGTTCATAGAATTTTTCATTGTCCATAAGGTACATGGGTGCGACTCATGAACATTTTTGTATAATACATCGTCACGCTCGTCTGGCAATTTAAAGTATTTAACCATACGTTTACCAGACTTAGATGGACGAAGTGATGGAGTACCATCTAATAGACGATGGGCAGTGGATAACATTTGAGCAGACTCGACAATCATTTTAACTACATGCTTGTCACACTGTAGCTGAGCTGCTTTGATTGGATCTTGATCTAGAATAAAAAGATTCATGGTGGTATCCTCTCTCCCCCTGCAGAATATACTTTATTATACCACGCAGGAGGAGAGTTGTAAACAGTTATTTGTACTTTTTTTTATTTTTTATGCGGCTAAAAGCTCCTCCTCAATTTCCTCAATGGTAGACGAAAGATAGTCACGTTTTAACATAATTTTACGCATGAGATCAATTCTCCCTTGTTTTTTTAGTTTTACGATATAGTGATCTAGTATATGTACGTCTTTGCGAAGTCTTTCGATCTGAGGTGCTATCATTTCTTCTCCTAAACGACAGAAGGGTCCGCTTCGAAAAACGGACCCTTAAAACTGTTTTAAACTGGTTGGACTAGTATTACCACTGCTTAATCAACCCCGGAAATGCTTCATCTATAACTGGTTTAGAGATACCCGACTTATAAGGCCATTTCTTATTGATCATATTGATTACGACCTTCGCATCTTCAGGATGTACCGACTCGAGAATACTAATAAAGATACTCTCTCGTTTATATGGTGGCATCCTATCTCCTGCTCCACCCTTAACTATATACTTGAAATCTACGTTTCTACGTTGTAGATCTGATGGGTGATTATGAGCTTCACACTCTGTATATGGAGGAGCTCCGCTTGGTAGATTAAATGTGATAGATTTATCAAGAGATGCTCTAATAACATCTTTCAATGCCCACGTCTCATTATCTTTTAAAACTTTAATAGTATCACCTTTTGTTCTAGCTTTACTTGCCTTGTCAAGGACTTCAAATACTTTCATGAAATGAAATCTCCAATGTCTTCAATCAGTCGTTTACATCTCTTGTTTACGAGGTATGGGAACACTTTGCCTTTATTATGCCAAGGATCCTGTTCCTCAAACGTATTTATAATTTCTTGTTTTACATGATCAGGGCACATGGTAAGATCAATCATACGCTGGTTTCGGAGGTAGTTGCGATAGACATCCTCACCAAGGCCCTGACCATTTGACTCAATAAGAAGTTCTTTTTTCTTCTTATTGAGTGGTG